TTAGAAAAGGATGTAGTTGCTTTGCAGACAGAAGTAAGAATCCAATTCAAGGAAGTCTTCACTCGGATTAAGCGACTTGAGACTGTGCTTATAGCTACATCTGGTGCAACAATTATTATGCTTCTTACTATTCTTAGCAGGATGGGGTGAGCATGTGGTACATGTTTTTGTCCTTGTTCTTTATCTCGGCATGGGAGCAGAGCGCGTCCCTATAAAGTCTGAACTTTATTTTAGGCGAGTAGATATTTGCAACTGGTATGCCCAAGAATTAGTTCGTCGCTTTGGCTACCCACAATCTAATGACTATGGCACTGCTTACTGTATTCCTCAGAAGGTAAATCCAAATGAGGTGACAGTTTATGATTGATCCTGTCACTGCTTTTGCTGCTGCTAATGTGGCATTTAAAAGTATTAAGACTCTTGTTGGTGCTGGTCGTGAGCTAGAAGATGTAAGCAAACAGCTTGGTTCTTGGTACTCTGCTGTTGCTGACATATCTAAAGCTGAGTCTCAGCGTAAGAAACCTACTCTCTTAGAGAAACATTCTCATAGCGGTGACATTGAACAGGAAGCAATGGACATTGTTATCCGCAAAAAGACTCTACTTGAGCGCGAGAAAGAGATTAAGTTTATGCTTAACATGCGCTTCGGCCCATCAACATATGACGATATGTTGCAAATGCGTAGACAAATTCGTAAGGAAAGAGAGGAAACTGTGTATGCTGCGATGGAAGCTAAGAGGCAGATAGCTAATAATGCTGCTATAGCTGCTTTGTCTTTAGGTATAATTAGTTTGCTTGGTGGTGGAATTTATTTAATTGTGTTGGCTACTAAATGATTTTTCTTGTTGCTTATTTTTATGCTGGTTTGGTTAATCCTGAGTTTGTTACTTGCCAGTTAGCTAAACGTACTAAGATACAAGGCGAAATGGTTTGCATTTACAAAGGGCCAAATAATACGATAGGGTATCACTACCCAAGTTTTAGTTTTAAAGAATGTCCGAGACAGTTTCAGTGTCGTTATTCTCCTAATGTAAAGCGACGCCCAACTGTTAAAGAGATAATGGAAGGCTTGCAAGGAGGCTTTGAATGACAATAGTTTTTTCTAAGATACTAGAGTACAAACTTCTACCTCGTTTTATGATGTTTGTAATGACTGTAGTTTATGTGCGCTGCATTGAGTGGGCATTATCTATGCCTGACATATCAACACAACAGGCTTCATTAATTTCTGTAGTTACTGGTGCCATGACGGGGGCGTTTGCTGTCTGGCTATCGCATGAGAAATGATAGGTGGTATTGTTACTGCGATCAGTGGCCTTGCTAGTAGTTACATAGACGGCAAGACAGCAGTACAAAAAGCTAACGCTGAGATAGCATTGAAGAAGGCTACCTCTGAAACTGATTGGGAACAGTCAGCTATAGAGGCCAGTAAGGATTCGTGGAAGGACGAGCTATGGACAGTAGTGTTTGTAGCTATTCTTCTGATGAACTTCATTCCTTCTATGCAAGACGTAATGGCACAGGGCTTTGCTAATCTTGAGACCACACCGCTGTGGGTACAGTGGGGTATGTATGCAAGTATAGCTGCCAGCTTTGGCATTAGAACAATGAGAGGATTTACAAAGTAATGGGTTATGTATTAGGCAAGCGCAGCTTGCAGAGGTTAGGCACTGTAGATGACAGGCTTCAACGCATTGTTCAGTATGCTATCACTGTAACCAAGCAAGACTTCTCTGTAATCTGCGGCATCCGCACCAAGGCTAAACAGCGTAAGTTGGTTGCGTCTGGTGCATCGCAGACCATGAAGAGTAAACACTTGGATGGTTTGGCTGTTGATCTTATGGCTTATAATGGCGGCGGTAGATGGGAGCTTAATCTATACGACGAGATAGCTGATGCTATGGCAGAGGGTGCCAGCTTTGAGAAGGTGCCGTTAAGATGGGGTGCGGCTTGGCATATCAATGACATTGGTGGTTGTGATCTTACTGCCGAGGGTGCGATGAATGCTTATATAGATTTACGCAGATCGCAAGGTCGCAGACCATTTATAGATGCACCGCATTTTGAATTGATGATATAGAAAGGCCCACTAGGTAGCTAATCCAGTGGGCCTATGATAAGTCACAAGGATGGAGCTGTGCTTTTATCAGACACAGAGTAGTCCCTGCCTTATCTGGGGGTGTTTATTAGGTTGATGAATACGACCTAGCCGACCGCCCCCTGCGTTATAAAAAAGGGCGGTGACGCAATGGAGAAACATCACCGCCCAAGGGAGGAAGATCATAAGACTAGGGAGAAACTACAATCTTATGCGGGTGACTACGACATACCGCATAATCTTATACAACTCAATAGACTTATATGTGCTTCCACCAATCGTCTGCTATCTCGGGCTCTACTGGCTCTTTGTAGTCAGCCGGTTCTAGCTTGTAAGCATAGAGTCCGTTGCCTTCGTATCTTCTTGATACAGTACGAAAGCCAAACTTCTTCTTGCGTAAGTCTCGCAATGCAGCGCTTGCACTTGCCTCTGGTGCGCCCGTTGCATTGCTCAACTCAGATAGCGTAACCCAATCATTTTCCTCCATGTATTGTTTTACTTTTTGCAACTGTGACATGAGCCTGTTGAAGTCACGCTCATGCACATAGTCATCTCCATCAAAGTGTGGATCAACGCCCATTAGAACGGCGGTATCTCGTCATCAAAGTCTATTTCAGGCACCTTAGCCTTATCAAGACTCTGAGTCTGTTGCTGCTGGCTCTCTGAGAGAGCGAGAGACATATAATCGCTACCATCCTTAGACCTCTTCCAACCTGCTAGTTTTAACTTGGTGTCATCTACTGGCCCTGAGTAGTCGGGTGCTTTTTCGTTGCCCTTCTTATCGTTTTCAAACATAACGCCTAGCTTTTGATACACCTCAATGATCTTCATGCCAGCTTTTGTCTGATCTGCTACAAGTACGATCTTACTATCGTGACCCTGATTGTTGAGCTTGCCCTGTAGTATCATGCGCTGCGTATCAAATGGTTTGAATGCTGCGCCTGAGTTAGTGTTGTCGTACTCTGCCATGCTTTTGGCTCCTATTGTATTCCCCTGTAACAAGGGTCTTTTCTAATCGTCTAAGTTTACTTCCAGTACTTTTTACTAATTTATGTTCCTCTCTGCTTCTTGCTTTGTTAGTACCCAAGCTGTCAATTATGCAGGAAATTAAAAACTGCACCTCTGGCAACTTGAGTTTTAAATTATTACCAGCCACCTTTACCGCCACTATCTGCGGCGTACTTGTTGCCATCCATCTTCCCAAGGAAGACGTCAGCGTTAAACCCTAAGTGTGATAGGGCTTTGGTTAGGCCGTCAGTGACAGCCATCTTCGGTGCATCCTCGGCAAGTCTGCCTTTCTTTGCATCAAAGAACTTACGGCACCCAGTGAAGGGGCCAAAGGCATTGACTAATTCACCGTGCCATACCTGTACGTCTGCAACTACAGCCTTGTCACCGTTAGATAGATCAATGAATCTTGTCTGGTTAATCCAGCCCCACCCTTTACCGATGGGGCCAAACTCTTCTGTAGCAGAGCGTATCTGATACATAGGATCAATGGCTGTAAATGATCGTGAACCAAAGCTCACTTGCTTTAAGAACTTAGGGTCTGATTGCTCAACCCTGTTCCATATGTCTAGGTTATCCATCTGCTTCTCCATTACGCAGTGTGTTGATACCAATATTGTAGACACATTCTTTGTAGAACGCCTCTACCTCGTCCATATTTTTTATGTCATGAAGGCGCTCAGTTACATAGCGTAGATTAACAGCGCCTTCACGCTTTTGGTTAAGCTCTGCTTGTGCTTTAGCTTTAACATAACGTACTTTTTGAGTGTTCTCTTCAACACTTTTTTGTTTACGTGCATCAGCTACAATTTTATTCCATTTAGGCCATACTTTATTATTAGAACCTCGGCACCCTTTGCCATAAGTAATATTAAATGGTCCTTTGCCATGTGAATTTACCCACAACTTAATGTCATCTGATTCCCACACGGTTGTAAATGGAATCTGTTTTGGAAAGTGACCACTTACCATGTACCTATCTATAGTTGATGTGCCTAAGCCGCACATCGTCATGACTGCTTTACGTTTCATCTTCATAACGCATTCTCCTTGCGTGTTGATATTCTAAGTGAACCGCGCTTGTCTCTGCGTATAGTTAACAAGTCACAATACACTTCCCGTTCATTATCTCCCACCATTTGCTTGAGGCTTTTCTTGGCTGACTCAAAAGATTTGGCATAGGCTTCGTTGCCAATGTAGTCGTGAGCTATAGATGTAAAGTGATTGTCGCCATTGGCATCACGCTTAATCATATCATCTACAGGTATGCTATCTATCTTCATAGTTGCTGGCTGATCGTAGCCAAGTGGCTCTGTATCTGTATCTACATGATGCCAGAATTGTTTGATCGCAGTCATCATAAGATTAAAGTATGACTCGCTCCATGCAACGTGCGAACACTCCCACTTGTTGTTGCCAAAGAAAGCAGAGAGAAAGCATCCGTCTTTGCCAGACAGCTTCATGTAACACTGCAACTGTGGCATGTAGTATTCAATCAGCGCATCCATAGTGTTGTATGAATTGGTATGCTTGCACTCAACGATAGAGCCGCGACACATGCCATCAATCGTACCCTTCATAGGTACGCCATCAACATTGCGTTCGTACTCATACTGATGATTGTGAACTAGGTAATCATTCGTGTCACGCTTGGGCATGTTTTCTTCAAACCACTGCATGTTGAATGACTCAGTGTAACTACCCATGCGTACCGCAAGGTTGTCGTTAAGATCAGGGCTAGGTATCTTGCCCGTCTT